ACGTACCCGAAAAGGGACTGCTTGGGAGAGTGTTCCAGAACATCTTTGGGATGAAACTCCCTCCAGAGTTCTCCGAATGGCTCATGGGTTTGCCTCTTGGCCACACCGTAGTGAACGGATTCAAGCCATTGGAAACTCAATCTCCGCGCCCCTCGCGCACCAAATCTTAAAACTACTATGAAAAAAATAATGCTACTACTGATGTTCACCTTACCGGCCAAGGCTGTGGTGATTAACCCCCAGTTGATCGATGGGTTCGCCTACGTCGAATCCAACTTTAATGATAAGGCGATAGGGAAGGCTGGAGAGAAGGGCGCATGGCAATTCGGAAAGGCGGCATGGGCCGACTGCAATGCCGAGCGCATCAAGATGGGCAAGCCGGTCTACCATTGGAGCAAGGCCCATGACCGGCGCATCGCATCCGATTACGCCCACCTATACCTCTGCTTGATACACGGCAGACTATGGAGGGCTTTAGATCGCGAACCGTCCGTGGGAGAACTCTACGCTGCCTTTAACTGCGGAGTGAATGGATTCGCAAATCGCTTTGAAGGCAAAATTTCCAAATGCCCCATCACAACTCAAAAAGCAATTTCAAAACTAATCGAATACCTAAAATGAAATCCAAACTAAAACTATCGCCAGCGAAGTCAAAAGAGGTCGATCACATTATAGATGTCGTTGAAAAGCACACCGGCATATCCCGAAGGGACATCTTGGGACGGAACCGCATGGAACCTATCGTGGATGCTCGGCACATCGTCTGGTATCTGTGCGCCGAACACCTTGGCATTCACCTGGCTATGCTTGGCCGACACTTCGACTGTCATCACGCTGCCATCATCCATTCGCTAAAGAGGGTCGCTTGCCGGATTGTGGTTCACCGTGACCGTTACTTCACCGGCTTAATCAATGAGATTGCCAAGGAATTGGATTGCGAATCTGTCATCCCTCAAATGCCTCATGTCGAGCGTGTCAAAGCATAGGATCACCATCGAATGCCCAAGCAGAGTACCAAGCCTGAATCGGCTATTCGGCATGAATCCGTGGGCGAGGAAGAAGCTCAAGGAGGAGATGTTCAACGAAGTGTGGTCAGGATTACAAGCCGCCGGATTCGACTGCTTGACCCAGATAACCTCTGCCCGAAATACCACATCGACGCGCTCCGCTACGCGGGCATCATCGAAGACGATACAACGGCGCACATCGAAGTCATCTGTAGGCAGGAAAAAGTCAAAACGCGCAAAGAAGAAAAAACGATCATCGAGGTGAATCCATGAAAGGCGCAGAGTACTACGATTTTTGTGAGGACGAATTGAATGATCCACCCTTGTGCTTTCATGGCCTTGAGCCTGTAGCGATGGAGTGGGATGACGAACGGGGGGAATGGGAATGTCCAATGTGCCAGCAGGATCAATAGAGTGGTGGGAGGAATATGCCCGCCGGACTTTAATTAACAAGGACGCCAGCCGAAGCGAAGTAGATTGCGCTTTGATTGGTATCACAAGGAGTAAAGACACATGGCTGAAGAGCGAACTGAAAAAGAAGAGAGTGAAAGCGTGGACGGGCAAGTTGAGCCTATTAGTGACTATGATCGGGGTTGGACTTTAGGCTACCGGATTGGGCGCGGGCAAATGGAGAACTACTACAAGGGCCAGTTGGAGACGCTGGAGAAACAGATGCGCTACTACAAGGATTTGTCAGAACGATGAAAATGAAATTAAGCGAATATGCCGCCTATTTTGTTGGCGGGCCAGCAGACGGAGGAATCGGGATGGTTAGCCCCGATTGGGATTTCTGTTATGTGACAGACCCCCACAAAAAAGACTCTAGGTTCAGGGATCAGAAAACTGGCAGACGGGGCTTTTTGAAGTGCAGTGATGTTCACGATGGTGATAAATACAAAATTCTGAAGGAAAGCGCGTCTCCAAAATATTGTAAAACAAGCGCAGCCCAAAGGGTTGCTATATGGGAGTCTGAATGAATCGGCTATCTCTCATCATAGACATTCTGCTGGCACTGGCGTTCTTCGCCTTTTGCCTACGACTCGCATTCAGATGATTCTTCAACTCGAAATACCGCAGATCGCCAAGCAATATGCATGGCTGTTCCTTGCCCAAAACAATATGGGCAATCGCGGGCATTTCGATGGTGACCGTAACCGGCAATACACCGGCTTGCTCGGCGAAATATGCTTCAAGAAACTGATCACCGGCTATTGGCCCACGCTCAAAGGGGGATATGATGGCGGGTTTGACATCAAACTGGACGGTCTGAAGGCGGATGTGAAGACAATGGGCCGGAGGGTTCCGGTATCCCCAAACTTCGTTCACAATTTTGTACTGGCCCAAGCGCATCTGGATGCCGAGGTGCTGATTTTCCAATCGCTGATCAAAGACACTTCCACGCTGGAGGTCTGCGGGTGGATTTCGAAGGAGGATGCGCTGGCATTTGGCACTGAATACCCGAAGGGGACAATACGGAGGCGTAGGGACGGTTCTACGTTTGAATTACAAGCAGCACTGCTGGAGGTCGAGCAACGCTTCTTAAACCCCTTCAGGGGCCATTTAGCGTTCAATCTGGAGTCCAGCCAACTATCGGGGCCGCTATTCGCCCCCGCACAAATATGAGCCTACTAAACCATGCAGCAGTCACCAAAGAGGTGATGCAGACCGCCAACCGCTACAAGAAGGGCATTAGCCAAATCTCCAGGGATTGGAAGGATGAGCTTGAGCAGGATGTGCGCCTATTAATTTTCAGAAAAGTAATGGCCCATTCGAAGGGCAAAACCCTCAAAGTAAAATGATATGAAAGACAAAGACGATAGACTGTTTCAATTCCCGTTCTATCCGGAATCATTCCTAGTTTCCACCATGCTGATGAGTCCGGCGGAGGTAGGCGCGTATATGCGACTGCTCTGCCACTCATGGCTGGACGATGGGATTCCGATGAAAAGCAAAGCGCATTTGGCGCGTTTGGCGGGCGTTTCTACATCAAAATTGGAACAAATTCTGCCCAAATTCTATATAGACGATGAAAATCGTGTTCGCCACCATCGGCTTGAGGAGGTGCGAAAATCGGTCACCGACCTGCGCGAAAAGCGCAGAAAAGCAGGGGCTTTAGGGGGTAAAGCAAACAAGCAAAGGTATAGCAATGCTTCAGCAAACAGGCAGCAAAAAAGTAGCAATGCCGAACCTAGTAAAATAAAACAAAATAAAACAAAATATACCCCCCTTAATCCCCCCAGCAAATTGTCTACCGCAGACAAGATCGCATTGGAGCGCGAGCGGGATGCCATTGCCGAGGAGATTAAAGACATCTATCGTAAGGCGGGCAGGGACGCGATGGGCAGTGTGGTTAGCTGGGGCAAGCCGGATGATCCGGAGCGCGTCCAGCACCTGCGCGAGCAGGAGCAGATGATCAAGGATCGGCTTCGCGATAACGTGCTATGCATCGCGAGTGATGAACCGGCCAACGGTCACATCCCCGATGCCATTTCAATCCTAGCAGCAGAAAAGACACTCTGACGCGCGCACAGGCTATGCCCGTAATGGCCCGTAAATGGGCCTACAAGCCATTTTGATAACGGATCAGCATGATGAGGGCGGGCAGGGTAGTAAAAGGGCCGGAAGGCAATTTATACCCTCCGGCCCGTGACTGAATCAAACAGGCTAGGACTTCCCGTCTAATTCAAATGCTCAATACATTTTCCTTAATTGTTTTGTTCAGTAATTCAAGAGACTCATCCTCATCATCTATATCCTGGTACTCTCCATTGGGGTCATTCCATTGAAGCATCCGGATTCGCTGGTCATGGTCGAAATCCTCCGGATAACGTCTGGCCCACGCGAATTGATCCAGCCAAGGCAAAGTGTAGAACACTTCCGATATCCAAAAATCGAACAGCATAGGCTCCAATTCCTCCCGCGTTTCTGCCGTGCGCGAGTCATTCATCACCTCGCATCCGAAGCATTCAATGATCGCTGCCCCGCGCGATGATTTTGGCGCGCGTTCGGGATTCAGTTCATGGATATATAACCCGCCTTCATAAACGTGAAGCGCGCGAAGATCGCCCAATTTATAGCTCAATAGACAAGGCAATAAACCGGCGTCATTAATTGAATCGTAATATGTGAGCGCGCGATGGGATTCCTTAAAGCGCGCGTATAGCGCGCGCGAATGATCACTTAATGGCGAGCGCGAATAGATTAGCTCGCGCGCGATTTTGCTGTAGTTCATTGGCTTTTCTTAATTCGCATTACGGTTTCAACTTCAGTCAGTAGTCGCTCAAAATCAGCAACAACCTCACGCGCGTCCTTCAAGTTGCGCTCGGCATTGGCTAACCTTTGTTTCTGTCTTTTCAATTGATATTGAGCATCCCTTAATTCACCCGCCCTTTTCAATAAAACCAATTCACATTGGTCACAGGTAAGATTCAGCATTTCAGATATAGTCAATTCAGTTTTCATGGTGTTAGCTTTCGTTTGGCCAAGGCCATTTTTTATCCACAATAAATGGGACTGATGTATCGGGGTAAAACAAGTCATCCTCAAAGCAATAATACTCATGGACTTTTTGCTTTTTGTTCCAAACATATAGGTATGTTTTGCGGCCCCACTCAAAGGGCGATTCATTGCCGCCGCATCCAATTTCATAATCCGGATGCGCGAATTTGATTTGATCGTATTTGATTCCCATTGTCCCGTTTTTTAATTCTTTTCGTTTGCAGCTTTGTCCAATTTCTTACCGTATTCG